AATCAGGGTGGCAACCAGGTTATGAAATAGATGAAGTAACTGGTTTAGGAGAAATCACACACGTTGGAAACGACCCCAACTATCAATCAAAGTATGATGAGATATTAAAACAATGGGGTTTTGATCCGAATCTTTATGAGATAGATGGTCAAGTTCGTGCATCTAGTTGGAATACACAGCTAAAAGGTGGAACAGTTGAGACATTTTATGCGTTTAAAGGTATTGTTCGTAAGAAAAAACCAGGACACGACAAGTATTTCAAACAATTACTCAGTAAAGCTAGTAAGAAAGTACCAGTAAAGAAGTATGACAAAGGTGGAGACACAGCTTTTATGTTCTTTTGTAGTGATTGGCAACTTGGAAAGAAAGATTATGGAGTTGAAAACACTATAAACAGATATGATATAGCTTTACAAGATGCAGTGCAAAGAATAAAAGAGTTACGCAAAACTAATGTAGAGATAGATGAAATCTATATAGTAGGCATGGGTGATCTTACAGAAAATTGTTATGGGTTCTACGATTCACAACCCTTCAATATTGAGCTCACACTTGTAGAACAGTATGCTCTTGCAAGAAGTATGCTTATGAAAACAATAGATACATTCTTACCGTTAGTAAAACGCATTGTACTTTGTGGAGTGCCAGGAAATCATGGCGAGACTTCTCGTTCAGGCAAAGGTCAGGTAACAACAACACGTTTAGACAACTCAGATACCATGCACATGGAGATATGTAAGGAGATTATGTCTGCTAATCCTGAAAGGTATGGACATGTAGAAGTAAATATACCTGATGGTTTTCATCAAAACATTACCGTCAAAGGAAAGACCGTAGCCATGAGCCATGGACATATGAGCTCTGGCTCTGGCAACGCAGAAGCTAAGATAGAAAATTGGTGGAAGGGTCAGATGTATGGCTTCTTACCACCAGGAGACGCTGAGATTCTTGTGACTGCACACTATCATCACTTTCGTAGTAAGCAACAAGGAGATAGGACTTGGTTTCAATGTCCTTCATTAGATAAGAGCATAGACTTTACTGCTAGGACAGGTATGTGGTCTCACCCTGGAGTACTTACCTTTACAATTAGTAACAAAGGTTGGGATAACTTAAAAATATTGTAGTTTGTATGGTACATTGTGCCACTCTGCCTACACACGCCTGTCTGAGGGCAACCTCGCAGGTCTATAAGGTCAATGTTTATAGGGTTTCTAAAGAACCAAAGCCAAAGAAAGCAGATTTAGTTTGCTTCTTTAATATGTTTTTATCTAGTACAAATAGATCAGATTGATACCTGTCTAGTACTTTTGGCTTACCTACACCTGCAATTTTATATTTATGATTAGGTAGTTTAACTACCATAGCTTGTGGATAATAGTTTTTTCTATACACAATTGGGAACTTACCCTGCTCAGTTGACTTAACTCCACCTCTGATACCTGCTTTTTCCATGTCAGGTACGTTGTAGTTTCTTGATCCACCTATTGTGTAATCTACAAATTGTATTCCTAAATATTTTTCAATGGCTACTTCCGAACATATACCACCAAAAAATCTTTTCTGTATAGATAATCCATCTATTTCGTATTGAGCTTCCTGTTGTTTTGCTTTTACTATTATCTCTGAGAACTCTCTTACTCTTTTAATATCTATGTCATCTAACTTAACAATAGGTTTATATTTTAAATGTGGTTCTATAAGATACTTGTAACCTTTATTAATTAATAACATCTAAATTGTACATTGAATATTTAAGTGTGAGTTCTTCTCCTGGATCAATATCTTTTACAGTAGTCAAATACTTGTATCCATTTATCTTGACAGTCTTACAGTTAGGTTTTTTGTTGTGATTAACAAAACCACCAAGAGGAGTTCTAATATATCTGTTGGGAAATCTACTATCTTCTATGTGAGATATGCCTAGACTATGTCCTTTGCTTATCTTTGTAACACAAAATAAACCTAGCCCTTCTATATCCGATACTCTAATTGTTACGCAATCAGGTAAAGGTTTATAGTGCATTCTTTAGTTTATTTATCCAATCGCTACAAGTTACCTTACTTGTTTTATCTGAGTTAAGATATTGTTTCGCCTCTGACGCAAGTACGTCAAGTCCTTTATCAATAGCTTGTTTTATCAAGCCTTCTAAAAATCCCTGTTGTGCTTCCGTCATTGGTTCTTCTTCTCTACCTTTTTTCCAGTCATCATTTGTAAAGTCCACGTCTTTCTCCTTTTCTGTTATTTCATTTACTTCACTTAAGTTTTCTATAATCCTGTTTACTACTGGTTCATTGCCTTTTCTTTCTTCAAAAGTATCAGCATGTTTAGTAATGTATTCATCAACAAGATCTAAGAATACTACTATGTCATTATCGTCCCATTGTTCAAGAGATTGTTTATTTATTTTAATAATTGTCCTGTTAAAACAATCGTTGTAACATCTTTTAGCAAAATCTTTATCTTCTTTGCAACTTACAAATACCATATCTTTCAATGAGTTCTCAGTAATTCTTGGTTTAGAAGGGGATGTCCCAGTCTCTTGTATTACTTTGTTTTTTTTTACAGGTGGAGTAACCGTTGTAGTTTTATTAGCGTAGTGTTCTTCTTCAGTTACTTCGCCTGTCCACAAGTGTAAACCAATACCATGACGCATCGCACCACGTTTGAGTGCGTCTGACATACATAGCTTTAATAGTTCTCCCTCTGTATTGTTGTTGGCTACGTCTATATTATCAACGTCTCCTATTTCGTCATGTGATACACCAAACAATGTAAAAGTAGTTACTGCTCCTCTTACTCTGCCTTCACTGTCCCTTACAATTTCTTTTAATGTGTGAGACCATTCTCCATAGGCTTGATCATTTAGTCTTTTAGTAACTAAATGGTGTGGTACATAACTACCAAACTTACCTTTTGGTGGTGGTTTTACTTCGTCTTTACTAAATGGTTTAGTTAATTTCTTTTGTGTTTCTTTATCCATTTTCTTTATCCTCGTTTATTAATTTGTAGACACGTTGCCTACTAAGATTAGTAATTTTACTAACCTGTATTACTGAAAGACCTTCTTCCAGTAATCTTTTTATTAGTGTAGTTCTGTCGTCTGACAGTTTTTGTAGCTCACTTCTTTTAGTTTCAATTAATAAGTTGTTAAAGTTTAATTCGTCTATCAACTTATTCATTTATAAAACCATTGAAGTTATCGTCACTATCCCACATTTCAGTAGGTTCATTTAGTTTTATAAATTCAAACTTCATTGTTTCTACAAGTTTAGTAAGCCTTAACATGTCGTCTAACATTGCTAGTGTAGTAAACAACGTTGCTACTACTAACAACGATAAGACTGAACCACCGACAATAATTGCTAACTCCATTACTCCTCTTCCTTAAATGCTTCGTTCTCTATTGTGTCAGGGTTGTCTGCAACGTACTGACCTTTTTCGTTTCTTGCTCTTACAAGATCACCATCTTCATTTTCTTCTAGTGTTTGTATTACAACAGGTATGTTTGCAGTTAACGTAGTAAGTATTATCTGATTACCAACTCTCATTGCTGACGCTTTAAATACTTGACTATCGTCTATCTTTAGTTGTAATAATTCATCAACTAAGCTCTCTACGGTTTTTTCTTCCATTATATTTTATCCTTTCCTATAAGCCACCAAGCAAAATAATTTACACCAATAACAATTCCAATTATTAAAATGGTATCGATCATTCTTCTTCTAGGCTTTCTCTTACTTCATTCATAGTTTGCATGTTAAAATTAAAATCAACTACAAACTGTTCAATTAATTTATCAATCGTATGAACATCATATTTATTTAATTTGATACTTGTTTGTTGAACCTCTTGTCCACCACAAGCGTTAGCTAAATTGATAGCCCATTTTTTTAGTGCTTTAGGCTCACTAAATAAATTAGCCATAACGTTCTCCTTTTCTGTATTGTTTCCTACCTATACAACAACAGTAGAAGATTGAGTGAACTTAACAACATATCGTCCTGCAACGTCCTTAAGTTGTCTGATCCTCTTGTTTGCTTCAACAAGACTGTCAAACTCCCACATCATTTCTTCATTGCTGTATATATCAATAGCTGTAACTATATACATCATATCCATAATGTTATCACACATTTACAATTAATGACAACAATCATTGTATTTCCTTTTCTTCCCTGTCTGCTAGGTATTCGTCTGTAAGCATGTCCATTACTAAGTTAGGATCAGCTTTATAATCTTTGTTATTAAACACAATCCAATACTCTCTTTTCATATTGTTCTTATGCCGTTCCTAATATTTTTAAGAAGTTGTGTAGCATGTACTAGCTTTTTGTAGTCCTCACTATCCTCACTTTTGTTGTCAAGTGTCCAACTTACTATGTCTTTATACTCTTTATCCGTTATAAATTTCATTGTGTTCCTTTCTATATTTAATTCTTCGTCCAAATCGTCTAATATAACTTCGTCAAATATCATAGTTCATTACCCCAACTGTCCCACCCTTCAACAGATTGCCTAGCAAATAGTTCTATGCGTGGTAAATCACCTACTAATTCAATGATTTTGTTTCTTACTATCTCAGGTTTCTTTGAATGTTCCTGCACTGGTTCTTCAATAATGCTATGAACACTAGCACTAACTCTCTTTGGTTTACCTTTGACTGCAAGTAAACAAACCTCTGCATTTGATCTAGTCCACCTTCCCATACCCCAAAAATTTGTATCAGTAGATACTTTGTTTTTCTTAACCCAAGTAAAAGCATTTGTTTTATATGTAAATCCCCATGCCTTTATTACTTCTTCTGCCTCAAATATTTTTGGAAAAGTAGTCCACATAAATAGTATTGCATTTTCTTCTGTAATATCTTTAATGGGTAGTTTAGCAATATCTTCTATTGACATTGTCTCGTAGTATCTTAATGCACCTCCTCTATGTTTAGAGGGATCATCATAACTCCAAGGGGGATCAGCATATATTATGTTGTATTTTTTATTAGGTAGTTTCATTTGTTCCTTTCTTAATTTTTCTACACCTGCCTACACAATCCTTATATAATTCCTATTACTTAAATTAGTTGTGTACTATACTTAGATTAAGATCATCTTTATTCATATAAAAATGACCTTTCTTTATTCGATAATAACCACTAGCAATAGTGGTTATTATTTAGAATGGTTTATCTTCTCTAGGAATGTCCATACTTCCTTCATAAGCCATGTCATATAGTATCTCTGCATTCCTTAGCTCTTTGTATAAAGAGTTTAAATATGCTCTTTGTTGCCGTAATAAGAACCTCTGCTCATTGTGTCTAGCATATCTTAAATCA